TGAAAAGGAAAATGCTAAAACACAATTTGTTGGATTTATGGCAGAGAAATTGGCAGCAGGAAAATCCAGTATAAGAAAGCCTTAATGAAACCGGAAGATGAGGTAAAGAGACGTGAAGAAAAAAATGGTTTATGTAGCCAGTCCCGTCAAAGGGGACCTACTGGTAAATCTAGAAAGAGCTAAGGTCTATTGCCGGTATGCAATTATGCAAGAAGTGCTTCCGGTAGTACCGCACCTAATGTATTCGGGTTCCTTAAATGATGAAGAACCCTTAGAAAGAGATATTGGAATGGGGTTAGGAATTCAATTGCTTAGTATGTGCGATGAATTATGGGTATTTGGTCAGTTCATATCAGAAGGTATGTTGGCTGAAATCGAGAGTGCAAAACAAAATGATATACCTATTCGCTATATCAAGGATATCTAAAAATTACAATTAGCAGCATTATTATACGCTGCTAACGAAATCTGGGAGGACTTTAGTTATGAAACGAAACGATATCGTTTTTCTTAAATGCAGTGCAGTAGAATCAAACGGGAGTGTACAGAACTTTGATCGCCCAGCGGTTATTATTCAGAACAATATGGGTAATGAACATTCAACCACCCTGATTGTTGCCTATTTAACATCACAAATCAAACGTATGGATATGCCAACACATGTAGTTTTGTCAGGATATCAGCTTTATAAACCTAGCATGCTTATGGCAGAACAAATCGCTACGGTTTCAAAGTCGGATGTGGTTGCAGTAATAGACCATCTACGTCCCGAAGATGTTGCAAAAGTAAATTATGCAATCTTTTCAAGCCTTGATTTACAAGAGGTTAGCTAAGTTTGGTAAAGAAATGGAGGATATGAAGTATGACGCAATTGCAGTTGATGAAAGACCTGGCAGCTAGCATTAAAGTAATATCGGTAACTTTGGATAATTTTGTTAAAGAGCAAGAGTCAGGTAAAGTAGAAGTAGGTGCAACACCGCCGGTAGAGGATAGGAATGCAACAGTACCGGAAGAGAAAAAAGCAGTCATTACGGTAGAAAAGGTTCGTGCAGTACTGGCGGAGTTATCCAGAAACGGTCACCAGCCGGAGGTGAAAGCTTTAATTACAAAGTATGGTGCCGATAAGCTTACTGCCTTAAATCCAGATTGCTTCGAGGAGCTCTTAAAAGAAGCGGAGGCGATTTGATGGCACTTCATGCATTATTATCAGCATCCGGAGCACATCGCTGGATGGAATGTACTCCTTCAGCAACATTAGAAAAGTCCTTTCAAGACCAAGGCAGCAGTTTTGCTGCCGAAGGGACTGCAGCTCATGAACTGTCAGAGCATAAGCTTCGTAAGTTTTTAAAGCAGCGGTCAAAGAAGCCGGTATCAGAGTATGATTCCGATGAACTGGATGAATATACCGGCATCTATGTTGACTATGCCACAGAACTTATCACTAGAGTTCGAGATAGTTGCCGGGACCCAATCATATTAGTGGAACAGAGATTAGACTTTTCGAATTATGTTCCGGAGGCATTTGGAACGGGCGACCTTGTTATTGTAGCCGATGGCACACTTTATATAGTTGATCTGAAGTATGGAAAAGGCGTTCCGGTGTCTGCGGAAGAAAATCCACAATTGATGCTTTATGCACTTGGGGCATTGAACCTCTTTGGTTTTCTTTATGATATCAATAAAGTGAGCATGACAATTGTACAGCCAAGACTGGAGTCAATCTCAACCTATGAGATACCCGTAGAGGATCTTCTTTTATGGGCAGAGTATTGTCTGAAGCCAAAAGCACAGATGGCCATGAATGGCGAAGGTGAATTTGTTCCCGGAGAGCATTGCCGCTTCTGTAAAGCAAAAATAACTTGTAGGGCAAGAGCCGAGAGCTTCTTAGCACTTGCGCAGTATGAGTTCAAACAGCCGGAGCTTCTATTAGAAAATGAAATTGCAGAAGTATTAAAGGTTGCAGATAATTTAGCAAAATGGGCCGGTGATGTATACTCCTATGCTACTGATAAAGCAATACAGGAAGGTATCAACTGGCCAGGATACAAGCTGGTGGAAGGTCGTAGTAATCGCAAGTATGTTAGTGATGAAGAAGTAATTAAGGCAGCAAATATAGCCGGATACAGCGATATATTCAAAAAGTCGCTAATCGGTATAACCGAGATGGAAAAGCTTCTTGGTAAGAAACAGTTCAATAATATTTTAGGAAACTTGGTAGAAAAGCCAAAGGGCAAAATCACCTTGGTTCCCGAAACAGATAAAAGACAACCAATAATGTTAGAAAACACAGCGCAAGCTGAATTTAAGGAGGAAATTTAGTATGTACAAAAATTCGAATTCAACAAAGGTTATTACCGGTAAGGTTAGACTCAGTTATGCAAATGTTCATGAGCCTAAGAGTATCAATGGTTCAGATCCAAAGTATTCCGTTTCCATTATTATTCCAAAGTCAGATACAAAAACAATTGCAGCAATCAATGCAGCTGTAGAAGTTGCAAAAAAGGAAGGTATCAGCAAATTCGGTGGTAAAATTCCAGCTGGTTTAAAACTTCCATTAAGAGATGGCAGTATTGACAGACCGGACGATGAAGCATATCAAGATTGTTACTTTGTAAATGCCAACAGTAAAGATAAACCTCAGCTGGTGGATGCTCAGGTTAGACCAATCCTAGATCCGACCGAAGTATACTCGGGTTGCTATGGTCGAGTATCCATCACCTTCTATGCGTTCAATAGTAATGGAAATAGGGGAATTGCTTGTGGCTTAAACAATATTCAAAAGTTAGCAGATGGCGAGCCACTAAGTGGCAGAACTAAAGCAGAGGATGAATTTGACACAGCAGTAGAGGATGATTTCTTAAGCTAAGATATGAAAGTTGGGTGGTGGTGTAAACTGCCACCCTTTATGAGGTGAGAGCATGGCCTTATTAATTGATATAGAAACATATAGCGATATTGACCTGATTAAATGCGGGGTTTATGCCTATACCAATAGTCCTAACTTCGAAATACTCCTATTTGCTTATAGTATAGATGAAGGTCCGGTGCAGATTGTTGATCTGGCATCAGGTGAGCCATTACCAGATGCTATTATTTCTTTAATTCTTGATCCTACAATTACAAAAACAGCCTTTAATGCAAACTTTGAACGTACCTGCATTTCAAAATATCTGAATACGATATTGACAGTAGATGGTTGGAAATGCATAGCGGTCCAAGCAGCTATGCTGGCCTTACCTCTTTCCTTAGATGGTGTTGGTAAAGTATTAGGTTTAGATCAACAGAAGATGCAGGAAGGTAAAGAGTTAATCAAGTATTTCAGTGTGCCCTGTAAAGCAATAAAGGTAAATGGGGGAAGAAATAGAAATTTACCAGCAGATGCACCGGATAAGTGGGATACCTTCAAGAAATATTGTATTCGTGATGTGGAAGTAGAAATGGATATTGGAAGAAAACTTTGCCAGTTTCCTATACCGGAAAGAGAACTTGATTATTATAGCTTAGATCAAGAGATCAATGATCGTGGTGTATTGGTGGATATGAAGTTCGTAGAACAGGCAATTTTATGTGATAAGTTACAAACACAGGTTTCAACTCAAAAAGCGTATGAATTAACAGGACTTGATAATCCAAATTCAGTAGCGCAGTTAAAGGTATGGCTTGCGAGTAATGGATTAGAGGTTGATAGCCTATCAAAAAAAGTAGTTTCTGATCTGGTAAAAGAAGCAGATGGTGAAGTGGAAAAATTACTGAAGCTTCGATTACTAATGGCTAAAACATCCATAAAGAAATACGAGGCGATTGTAAGATGCGTTTGCAGTGATGGAAGAGTACGTGGATTGTTTCAATTTGCAGGCGCCTGTAGGACTTCAAGATGGGCCGGCAGATTAGTGCAATTGCAAAATTTACCTCAAAATCATATTGAAGATTTGTCACTTGCCAAAGAATTGGTAAAAAACGAACGATTTGAAGATATAGAGCTATTTTATGAGAGCACACCAAATATATTGTCGGAATTAATTAGAACAGCTTTTGTCCCAAAGAAAGGTAGCCGATTTATTGTATCGGATTTTTCTGCAATCGAAGCTCGAGTAATTGCATGGCTATCCGGAGAACAGTGGCGAATGGAAGTATTTAAAACTCATGGACGTATTTATGAAGCCTCGGCAAGCCAAATGTTTAAGGTACCGATCAATGAAATAAAAAAAGGTACCATATTAAGGCAAAAAGGAAAAATCGCAGAACTTGCATTAGGATATGGCGGCGCTTGTGGTGCGTTGGCAGCAATGGGTGCGCTCGACATGGGTCTAAAAGAGGAAGAATTGCAGCCGCTTGTTACAGCCTGGAGAAATGCAAATGTAAATATTACTGCTTTTTGGTGGGACGTAGATAGTGCAGCATTGAATGCTGTAAAAAACCGTACAAGGGTAGTACTAAGAAATCTGACCTTTGAATATCGGAGTGGTATTTTATTTATTAAGCTCCCGTCCGGTAGGCATCTTTCTTATATAAAACCTCGGATTGAAGTAAACCGATTTGGACGAGAAGGCCTTACCTATGAGGGGCTTGGAGAAAACAAGAAATGGCAACGCATAGAAACCTATGGTCCGAAGCTCGTCGAGAATATTGTACAGGCAACATCAAGGGATCTTTTAGCTGAGGCGATGCTTCGAGTAACAAAAGCGGGCTATCCAATTGTAATGCATGTGCATGATGAAATCATTGCAGAGGTAGAAACTGAAAAAGGATCGGTTGATGAAATGAGCAGTATCATGGCAGAAGAGGTACCTTGGGCAAAAGGTTTGCCGCTTCGCGCAGATGGGTATGAATGCAGCTTTTATCAGAAAGATTAGGAGGAGAGCACTATGGTATTTAAAGTATCAGTCGGCAATAGCAGAATGGATAAAGTATGGAAAGCCAGAGAGATGTCCTGGGAAGATTTTATTCTAAAAGTAAGTAATACCGTTCGTACCAGTGAAACAGTGGAGGAATATAAGAAATTAGGAAAAGCAAAACAAGATGCCATTAAAGATACTGGGGGCTTTGTTGCCGGTAGTCTGAAGGGCGGTCGTAGAAAAGCAGACTGCGTAATTACAAGGTCCATGTTAACGCTCGACATGGATTATGCAGGAGAAGATATCTGGCAGCAGGTTACAATGTTTAATGATTTTGCATGTTGTATTTATTCCACTCATAAGCATACACCGGAGAAACCAAGAATTCGGTTGATTATTCCTCTAAAAAGAGAAATATCTCCGGATGAATATATGGCAGTAGCAAGAAAAGTGGCAGAAGATATCGGGATGGATCAGTTTGATGATACGACCTATGAACCTTCGAGGCTGATGTACTGGCCCTCAACTTCGGCTGATGGAGAGTTTATCTTTGAAAAGCAGGAAGGGGATTATTTAGATCCGGATACAATCCTAAACAAATATAAAAACTGGCATGACAGTAGTGAGTGGCCAGTTTCTTCCAGGCAAGAAACTATAATGCAGCGAGCAGTTAAGAAACAGGCGGATCCATTAACTAAGCCAGGAATTGTGGGTGCCTTCTGCAGAACTTATACCATGACAGAAGCGATTACCACATTTCTTTCAGATATTTATCAACCGAGCTTAATGGAAGGCAGGTTTGATTATGCTTTGGCAGATTCTACAGCCGGAGTGGTTCTTTATGAGCAAGATAAGTTTTGTTACTCAAATCATGCAACGGATCCAGCAAGCAGTAAACTATGCAACGCATTCGATATTGTTAGGTTGCAAAAGTTCGGTGAGCTGGATGATAAAAGCTCGCCAGATACGGATGCTTCTAAGCTGCCTTCCTTCAAAGCAATGCAAGACTTTTGCATTAATGACGATAAGGTGAAGCTACAGCTTGCAAAAGAAAGAGAATTGCAAGCATCTAATGACTTCGAAGTAGATGATGAAAACTGGCAAGCCAGATTAGAGCTAAATAAAGATGGTGGCATAAAGGATACCTTATCAAACATCGTTGAGATATTACGACACGATACCCGATTGCAATCCATCGCATTTAACGAACACCGTAATGGGATTGATATTCGTAATAGTGAAGAAATTCCATGGACACCTCTTAAGGAAGGCTGGAGTGACTCGGATCTTGCAGCAGCAAAGGTATATTTTGATCGCGTTTATAAGCTATGGTCACCATCGAAGTTTAAAGATGCACTAGTTGCGGTTTCAGCTGAAAGAGCATTTCATCCCATTAAAGAGTATTTCGATACTCTCCCGGAGTGGAATGGTGTCGAGAGAATGGATCGATTACTTATAGACTACCTTGGCGCAGAGGATAACTCCTATACAAGAGCCGTGATTAGAAAAACATTGGTCGCAGCGGTAGCTCGAATTTACGCACCTGGTACTAAGTTTGATTATATCTTAGTTCTTAATGGGCCGCAGGGAATTGGTAAATCAACGTTCTTTTCAAGACTCGGTGGCAGATGGTTTTCAGATTCGCTTACCATCTCAGATATGCGAGATAAAGCTGCGGCAGAAAAGCTTCAAGGATATTGGATATTAGAACTTGGGGAGCTGGCCGGAATTAAGAAAATGGATGTAGAAACAGTAAAATCATTTATCAGTAGAACCGATGATAAGTACCGCGCCGCTTATGGCACAGTGGTTGAGAGCCATCCACGCCAATGTGTCATTGTTGGAAGTACGAACTCAACCGGCGGATTTTTACGTGATATCACGGGTAACCGTAGGTTCTGGCCTGTATTTGTCAGTGGCGCTGGTACTCTTAAACCTTGGCAACTGACGCATGTAGATCAAATATGGGCGGAAGCAATAGATAGATATAAGGCTGGCGAAGATTTAGTATTAACAGGAGAAGATGCAGAGATCGCCTATTTGCAACAGCAAGACGCAATGGAGAATGATGACCGAGAAGGGTTAGTAAGAGATTATTTGGTAAAATTGCTACCGGATAACTGGAGAAGCATGGATATATCAGAGCGAAGAGCATTTTTAGCTGGTAATGAGTTCGGTCAATCAGGTATTGTTGGCTCTGTGAAAAGAGATAAAGTTTGCACAATGGAAATCTGGTGTGAATGTTTTTGCAAAGATGCTTCTAATATGAAGAAAACAGAAGCGTATGAGCTAAATGCCATTATGTCAAAGATTGAGGGTTGGAAAAAGTATGAAGGAAATAAGAGCGGTCGAGTCAAGTTTCCAATCTATGGTTCGCAAAATGCTTATTCGTACAAAGGTGATTAAGTGAAAAGGGGGGTGCACCGATAGGTGGTGAACAAGGGTGGGCTAAAAAGTATACGAGCACTTTTCTAGTCCACCGCATGAAACACTTATAAATACTAAGAAAAACAGTGTTAGGTGATTAAGTATTTAAGATTTGCTATATGAAGTAATAGAAATAGTAATAAAAGAGTAAATTGTGCATGAATACGTATATATACCCGCGTAAGAGAATTTTATCCTTTGAACACTTTCAATAGAACACCTTTTGAAGGAGGCGATGAGATGCTAGAACGAGACATTGAAAAAGCATTGGTGAGACAGGTAAGACAAAGAGGTGGCATAGCACTTAAGTTTGTATCACCTGGTTACGATGGTGTGCCAGATAGAATTGTTTTATTTCCAAAAGGGAAGGTTGCTTTTATTGAACTGAAAGCACCGGGAAAGAAGATGAGAGCATTGCAAATAAAAAGAAAAGAGCAATTAGAAACATTGGGTTTTTCGGTTTATTGCATTGATGATACAAGAATGATTGGAGGAGTGTTGGATGAAATACAATGCACATAATTATCAGACATATGCCAAAGAGTTTATTATTACGAATCCGGCATGTGCCTTGCTTTTAGATATGGGATTAGGAAAAACGGTAATTACACTTACTGCACTTTTAGAATTGCTATTTGATTATTTTGAAATATCAAAGGTTCTTGTAATAGCGCCACTAAGAGTTGCTGAGGCTACTTGGAGTTGCGAGTGTGAGCGATGGGATCACCTAAGTGAGCTTAAGATATCAAAGGTTCTTGGCAGTGTAGAAAAAAGAAAAGAAGCCCTTCATAAAAAAGCAGATATTTATATCATTAACCGTGAAAATGTTGAATGGCTAATCAAAAGTAGCAATTTTAAGTATGACATGGTTGTGATCGACGAATTATCCAGCTTCAAATCCAATCAATCAAAACGATTTAAAGCGTTAAGAAAAGTAAGGCCTGAAGTGAAAAGAGTGATTGGGCTTACAGGAACACCTGCATCCAATGGACTAATGGATCTATGGAGTGAGATCAATCTAATTGATATGGGCGAAAGGCTCGGTGCACATATTGGAGGATATAGAGAACGTTACTTTATGCCTGATAAAAGAAAGCGAGATGTGGTTTTCTCTTATAAACCAAGGGATGGTGCGGAAGAAGCTATCTATAAAAAGATAGATGATATTTGTATCAGCATGAAAGCTGTTGATTACTTGGATATGCCAGAATGCATTTATAATACCATAGAAGTGCAACTTTCAGAAACAGAGAGAAAGCTTTACTTGCAGCTTGAAAGAGATATGATATTACCTTTTGCAGAGGGAGATATTGATGCAGTAAATGCAGCTGCGTTAAGCAATAAACTATTACAGCTATCCAACGGAGCAGTTTATGATGAAAACAAGAACGCCATCTTTATTCATGATAGAAAGCTGGACGCCTTAGAAGATCTGATTGAAGCTGCTAATGGAAAACCGCTCCTTATCTTTTATGCATTTAAGCATGACAAGGACCGGATCATACAGAGGTTTCATGCAAGAGTCATTGATACTAGTGAAGACATCAAAGACTGGAATGATGGAAAGATACCAATTGCCATCGTTCATCCGGCGTCAGCTGGGAGCGGGTTGAATTTGCAAATGGGTGGCTCAACAGCCATATGGTTTGGACTTACCTACAGTTTGGAATTTTACAGCCAAGCGAATGCAAGGCTATGGCGCCAGGGACAGAGAAATACAGTTGTCATATATCATATCGTAACAAAGGGAACAGTGGATGAGGATGTTCTTGCAGCGTTGGAGCGAAAAGATGTAACACAAGAAGCATTACTCGCAGCGATGAAAGCGAGGATAGGAGGAGAATAAATGCAGGAAGTGGAAGGAATCATTCGCGATTATCATAAAATGAAAAAGCAGCTTAATATAGCAAAATTCCAGTTAGAGCTCTTCTCCGGGATTAGTGAGAGTGATATCATTGAGTCTATGAGTTTTTCACATCCTGTTGGGGAGCGAGTGAGTGGAGGCGGGATTTCAGATAAGACTGCAAAAATTGCAATAAGCCTGGAAACACGTAAGGAACAAATGAATTCTGACTTATATGATTTCTATTATGGGGAATATAAGAGTTTGTCTGATAAGTTATCCTTTTTTGAATATGCATTAACACAGTTAAGCGATGATCTTCCCTGCATTATGTATGATCTTATGATTCAGAAATATCCTTGGGATGAACTATCAGCAAAGTATCATGTGAGTAAATCGATGATAGGGAAGTATCGGAAAAAGGCGGTTAGAGAACTTACGGATATTTACGAGGTAAGAGATAATCAAATGCTTCAGTACATGTTAAGTTAATATTGTTTCATAGTGGCTGGTCTTAGGACTGGCCATTATTTCGTTGGTGGGATTTAATACAAAGTCGTCATGATTTTTGATTTGCTGGATTGCGGATTTAACAGAATGGGAATAGCGGTGCTTATGGTAATATGAGTCTGACGAAGCATGTTTGTGATAAATTAAGATGGGAGCTGTATTTGAAAATGATTGTTTTCGAATGATCCAACAATGCTTTGTATTTTTTGATTGGATTTCGACATAGTCCTCTGTCTGTCTGATCATAGTAAAATATGATGATGATAGTAATTTATTATCTGGTTGATTGAACAATAAAAGATCCTCCTTGGAATGGTATTGTAGCCAGGTAGTCTTATGAATTGGTTTTGGAATGATTGTGGATTTACTAAGAGTAATGATCTTGAATAGAAGCGTAGATGGTTCCTTTAAGAATTTGACTGGCATTAATATGATTTATGGTCGTTTTATATCTGCTATAAAGAATGTTTAGTTCAGGTAATAAAATTTTTACCCCCTATTTACCCCCTTTCAAGCTACCCAAGCTATGGTTTTATTATAGCAGAGAGCGTTTCATTTGTGAAGTCCGTTTTAAGGGTTGAATCGTAGTAGATAAAGTGGAGATTGTTTTGGAAGTTTCCATGTGATAATATTAAGATGCAAAGAATTAGATATGGCTTTACAGGTAACCCTGTGAGGCCTTTTTCTTTGCCTTTTTATTATACAAACATAGGAGGCAAATACAGTGACGACCTATCAGGAAATGAGAATAAAAGAACTACGACTAAAAGGAATCGGTTACAAATCTATATCTTTGATGCTTGATATCAATCGTGACCAGGTTCGTTATTATTGTAAAAAGGCTGGGCTGGATGGAAACAAAGAAGAGCTTGCTGCAAAGATAGAGGAAGTAAAAAAGAATGGAGAAACGTGTGCCTATTGTGGAGAGATACTTATCCGGTCTAAGTATGCACCGAGCAAAAAGTTCTGTTGCGATCAATGCAGACGGGATTGGTGGAAAGAACATCCGGAAAAGAAAAAGAAATCAGTTGAAGCCAGTTACGTAAAAATATGTGCTCACTGCGGAAGACCATTTACGACCTATGGAAATAACAACAGAAAATATTGTGGTCATGATTGCTATATAAGAGATCGATTTTGGAGGGATGAGGATGGAATTTCAGAAGCTTAAAATAAATGATTTAATACCAGCAGCTTATAATCCAAGAAAGGATCTAAAGCCGGGAGTTCCTGAATTTGAAAAAATAAAACGGTCTATCGAAGAGTTTGGTTATGTGGAGCCTGTGATTGTAAACAGTGATATGACAATCATTGGTGGACACCAGAGGGCGAAAGTTTTAAGTGCCCTGGGTTATGAAGAGATTGATTGTGTAGTCATTGAAGTTGATAAGACAAAGGAAAAGGCTTTAAATATTGCTTTGAATAAGATTACAGGTGATTGGGACACTGCTTCACTTGCAACATTACTGGCTGAGCTTGATAAAGAAAGTTATAATATTGAGCTTACCGGTTTTGATTGGGATGAAGCAGAGAAACTACTAAAGACCCTTGATAAGGAAGACAATTCTAAGGATGATGAATATGAAATTGAAGTACCAGAAGAACCAATTTCTAAATTAGGTGATATATGGCAACTTGGTAGACACCGATTAATGTGTGGTGACTCTACCTTGAAAGAGGATATCAGTAAACTAACAGAAGGAAAAACAGTGGAGATGGTATTTACGGATCCACCTTGGAATGTGAATTATGGAGCAACCAATCACCCAAGCTGGAAATCCAGGACTATAAAAAATGACAGTATGAGTACTGAGGATTTTAAAGAGTTTATGGAGAAGTCTTTTGCACGAATGGCAGAAGCTATGGTTGTTGGTGGTATGGCTTATGTAGTTATGTCAGCACAGGAGTGGGGTTCTCTAATGCCAGCACTTGGGGATAATGGTTTTCATTGGTCGTCGACTATTATCTGGAACAAGGACAGATTGGTACTGAGTAGGAAAGATTATCATACCAGATATGAGCCGATGTGGTATGGTTGGAAAGATGGTGCACCAAGAATACATCCGCTTACCGATAGACAGCAATGTGATGTGTGGGATATACCAAGGCCGAGTAAGAGTGAAGAACATCCTACGATGAAGCCAGTGGAGCTGGTGCAAAGAGCAATCGAGAATAGTAGCAAACGAGGTAATTTTGTATTAGACCAGTTTGGTGGTAGTGGTACTACTTTGATAGCCAGTGAGAATGCCGGAAGAACCTGCTTTATGATGGAGCTGGATCCAAAATATGTGGATGTTATTGTGAACCGCTATATTGATAAGGTTGGTGGTTCCAGTGAAGTTTTTCTTTTAAGAGATGGAGAAAAGTTAGCATACGATAAAGTAGTGATTGACTAATATGCACTTTAGAGTGATGAATGAAGGAGGTGAAAACCATGGGTAGTAGAAAAGGTATTCCAAATAAAAAAGAAAGTAAATATGATACGGACATTTTACCACGTTTGTCTGACATTAAGGACTGGATTACCCAGGGTGACTCGGTTCGAGACATTTGTAAAAAACTATCTGTATCTCCAGATAGCTGGTACCGATATTGTAAAGAACACGAAACACTATCGGAACTTGTAAACATAGGCAAATCCCTGTTAAATCAAGATGTAGAAAAATCGCTTTTTAAGCTCTGCACCGGCTATGAGTATGAAGAGCTTAAAACGATAGTAGAGGAGGACAGGAGTGGTAAAAAGAGAACCAAGATTGAAAAGACAAAGAAACACCAGCCACCGTCGGCCCAGGCCATCTCCTTTTTTCTTCGTAATCGTTGCCCGGAGGAATGGTCAGATAAGAGAGAACTTATTGTTGACAGCTCTCAAAATGAACAGTCCAGGAAGGCATTATTCCTGCAAATCCTCACTGGTGAGCTGCCGGAGCCAGAAGATAATGAAGCATTGGAAGAGAATGATTTCGGAGATGATAGTTAGGAATGGAACTCATAACGGAATTAGTGTTATGTTATGAGTTTCTCTTGACTTAGGTGCTCTAAAGAGTGATTAATGTAGTACCAATACAAGGAGGTGCTACATTATGTTTGATTTAAGCGACTTTGAGCTATATCTGATGCGCGAAGAACGAAGTGATAATACGATTTCCTGCTATCTTCGGGATGTAAAAGGGTTTCTGGTTTGGTATGGAGAGGAAGCAAGGACTGTCAATGAATTTACCTTGATTGCTTATAAGAAACACCTGATAGCAACCGAGAAAACAATCATTACTTCCAACCGAAAGCTGGCCAGTGTGAATGCTTTTTGCAGATATTTATATGATGCTAGGATTATAAGAGAAGCTTATACGGTAAAGCTTACAAAGAACCGAGATAAAAGCCAATATAAGGGCGTTCCGGAGGATGGATTAAGGTTGATTCGAGAAGATATGTTGAATAGTAAGAATCAATTGCATATCTGTATTATTGAAGTTCTGCTTGGAACAGGGATACGAGTAAGTGAACTTGCTGGTCTTACCATTAATGACATTCATATCAGCGAGGATAGCAACTATTTACGTATCATTGGTAAGGGAACGGTAAATCGAACCATGCCACTTAACAAAGCGACGAGGGAAGCAATCGAAGAATATTTGAAAGTTAGGAAGGAAAGCAAGAGTGACAGGCTTTTGATTGGTCAGCGCGGTCCAGTAGGAAGAGGGGCCATATATCTTATATTAAAGCAATATGGTGAGAAGGAGCATGTGAAGACAACACCGCATATGCTGCGGCACTCCTTGGCTTATAATTTGATAAAGAATGGAACACCCATGACTACAATACAACAAATACTAGGTCATGAGAGTATACTCACCACGAACTTGTACTGCCAAACCACTGAGCAAGATAAGGTGGAAGCACTGGAAGCAATCGAGTGGTAATAGAATAGTGCAAACGAGCGATGCCTCAGGGTGTCGCTTTTTTAGTGCCATCCCCAGGGGCTCTTCTATCTCGAATAATGAGCCCGGTAGCTGAAGGTGCAGAAATTTTTACAGTATTTTTATGGGAAAGATTGAATGGAGGTGGGACTTTGGAAGAAGCACAAAGGCAGAATCTATTACTAATTGAATATATGAAGAAGTATTTTGATGAAGCAAGGATGGTGCAGCTAATCAAAGAGTTTTCATTTTCAGAACTCCGCCGATTAATGGGTGAGACCGATATAGAATTCTTTGCTCTTTGTTATTTCCCAAAGTACTTTGATCGAACTTTTGGTAGTTTTCATAAAGAGCTTTTCCAAGAGCTGAAATATATGCTGAACAATACCGGTCTTATTGAAGCCATCGGGCTTCCAAGAGAACATGGAAAGAGTACAATTAACTCATTCCTTTTTCCATTGTATTCTACGCTTTATAATAAGTCACAATTTACACTGATTATATCAGCCACAGAGCAGATAGCGCTTCCGTTCCTTGATATGATTAAGGATGAGTTGGAGAATAATCCACTTCTTATTGAGGACTTTGGTATATGTAAGGGTAACCGTTGGAATAACAACGAGATCTGGATTACTGGTAGAGGTATTGATGCCTGTATTATGATCCGAGGCATCGATGGCTCGCTTCGTGGTATTCATTTTAAACAATATCGGCCGCAGCTTGTATTACTCGATGATCTGCTTAAGGATGATACTGCAAAATCAGAAACAAAACGAGAGCAGGTAAAGAATACATTTACCGATGTGGTCATCCCGATTGGTACGAAAGACACCAATATTCTGGTGGTAGGAACAGTATTACATGAAGAAGATCTTATGGCAGAGCTTCTCAAAGGGAAGATACCGGGAGTGCGTAGTATTCGTAAATCTGCTGTAATTTGTTTTTCAGATCGAGACGATTTGTGGGGGGAATGGGAGCGGTTATATAATGACCTTAAGGATTTGGATCGCATTAATACCGCCAAAGCATACTTCGAAGATCATCAGGATGAAATGACAGATGGTATCGAAATATTATGGAATGAATATCTGGATTATTATTATTTGATGTGTAAGAAGCAGGCTATGGGTGAAAAGTCCTTTTATAAGGAGCTCCAAAATGATCCTCGTTCAACCGATGATTATATCTTTCAGAATATTTCTTATTGGGAGATCAGGCCAGAGTATGACGATTTAGAAATAGTGATGTATATTGATCCGGCAATTAAGGCTGGTAAGAAGAATGACTACTCGGCAGTCACGATACTTGGTAAGCATGATAAAACAGGTCAAATGTATGTAATCGATGGTCAGATATATAAGCTCCTTCCAGATGATTTATTCAAGTCCATTATTGATAAACTGCCATTATTCCCTATTGAGAAGATTGGTTTTGAGGCTACACAAGCACAGAGCTATATGAAACAAAAATTCGAAGAGAGCCTTTGGGATAATCAAATTTATATCCCTGTGGAGGAAGTAAACGCCAAAGGCCAGAAGCATGAAAGGATTATTACCTTAGAGCCAGATATCAAGAGGGGCTTCATTTTATTTAATCCGGCGAACGTCTCATATAATAATCAGGTAAGGGATTATAACAAAGGCGCCAAACACGATGATGCACCAGATAGTCTATATGGCGGAGTGCAGCTGGTGCAAGGAGTGCAGAAATTGAGATTTTTTAATAAAAATTTGCTTTTTTAATTTAAATAAGATGGTTTTAGGTTTTTAATGGCAAAATTCCTCAAAATACATTATAATGAAATGAAAATAGTAAATGTTTGGGGTGGCGATTATGAGTAATTACAAAATTCAATATATTTCTTATGATATTGATGAAGAATTTAATGGAGAAGGAATAACGCTAAGCACACTAGATGAGCCAAAATCTTTAGATGAGTTCACAGTTAATGTTATTGACTTATCTTCAGAAAAAATATGGTCTAATAAGAATTATGAAATTCGAGTACCAGATTATATTGATGAATTTGAGGCTTTAAATAAGATGATACAATATTCTAAAAGTGCTAGTGTTTTAATTATTTTACCACAAAATTGTGATTATAAATTCAATGCATCAGAGGAAAAAAATGGTATATATATTTACCATGATTGCACTGATATTAAGAGGCTTATTGGAACATGGTTTGAGGAATGGATTTCATACTTAGCTACATTGCCAAATAATATTTTAATATACGAGAATACAACATCTCGAATTAATAATTTAGATTATTCAGCTGCATTTCATTTTAATAACGATTTCACTTATGCAATTGATACGATACTAACAAAATCTAAAATCAGTAATAAGAATACAACAGTAAATATTAATAAGGTGTTTTTTACAACCCTAGAGGTGAATAATAATCAAGAATTAATAAACTTTTTAGACGGTATTAAGTTAATTCAATTGCAGGAGAAAGTCCCAGAATGGATAATTAATATGGATTTTTTTGATGATTTAAATCAAAAACTTCTAATTAAAGAAAAAGAGGATTTAATTAAACAAATCAATGAAACAATTTTGAATGCTCAAAATTGTTTAGTTAGAAATAATAGATACAAATCCATTCTCTATACAAATGGAGAGGAGCTTGTTACAGTCGTATTTGAAATACTGGAAGAAATGTTGAAATTTGATTTGTCAGAATTTAAGGATGAAAAAAAAGAAGATTTTTTAATTCCACTAGAGAATGTTACGTTTATAGGTGAAATTAAAGGTGTTACATCAAATATAAAGAGTGAACATATATCACAATTGGATGTACACTACCAAGGTTATATGGATAAGTTGGTAGAGAACGCTAAAAATGAAAATGTAAAGGCTATTTTGATTATGGATCATCAACGTACACAAGATATAAAGAATAGGCAACCAGTACATATCAATCAAATTAAATTAGCGGAAAGGAATGAAAGCCTGATTGTTGAAACGACTACGCTGCTTAAGCTGTTTGAGAAATATGTATCTGGGATGATTAACAGGGATGAAATTATTGAGCTTCTCGCTACTAAAACCGGATTACTTGAATTGTAATTATGTAAATAGCTGTGAATGATTATCTAAAGCCATCCATTGGGTGGCTTTTTCTATACCCATTTTTAGGAGGTGGTTGATTTGAAAGTAACAGAAGACCTCATTAAGCTTTGCCTTCATGAGCTGGATACACAGATTGCATATACGCAGAAATACAAGGATTATTACAATGGCAATCATGTAATATTATCAGATTACGATATGCAGGACAGCCGCAGTAATCGCAAATTAATATTTAACTTTCCACACAAGTTTGTGGATAACGAAACCGGATACCTGCTTGGTAAGCCGGTTAATTTTATCTCAAAAAAAGATAATCAGGCAGCAGTGGATTGCATTGATTTGAATACCTCCCATTGGGATAAGGAGCACAATATCAATCTTCGAAAGCAAAGTGAAATCTATGGAGAAAGCTATGAGCTTCATTATATCAATACCGACGGAGAGTTTTGTGCCACCGTATTAATACCGCTGAATTGCTATTGTTTAGAAGATGGCAGTGCTGAGAGAAATGTGGTGCTGGCACTGCATAAGTTTTTAAAGGCCTTTGTTGATGATGTTGAATTTCTAGATGTCTATACAGATAGTGAAATTCAGCATTATGAATTAAAAGATGGAGGTCTTACCTATACCGGAAAGCACCCACATATATTTGGCAGGGTTCCGGTGGTGATCTGCCCTGCAAATACGGAAAGAAAAAGTGGATTTGAGGATGTCGTTTCGCTCTTTGATGCCTATAATGCCATTAACTCAGATCTGGTTAATGAAATTGCAGATCATCGAAATGCCTATCTGGTTATTGAAAATGCCAAGTTGGAAGAGGAAGATTTAACAAAGATGAAAGCCATGGGTATTATCCAAGTTCCCAAAGGTGGTAAGGTTTCATGGCTTACCAAAGACATCAATGATAGCTTCGTGCAAAATGAGCTGGAAAATATCGAGCGTAAGATTTATGACATGATGGATGAGGTAAACTTCAATGAGAATTGGGCTGCAAATACATCTTCTTTAGCTCTTAGAAATAAGCTCCTTAATTTAGAAAATCGGGTATCCATGAGAGAAGCCTTTATGGAGAGAGTAATTAAGCAACGTGTACGAAACCTATTTTTCTTTATAAAGAAGAAACAGGGTGTTTCTTATGACTACAGGGATATTGTTGTGAAATTTACAAGAAACTTGCCTACTGATCTGGTAGGACTTGCAGATGTGATTGTGAAATTAAAAGAAGTCTGCTCGCAGGAAACCCTGCTTACTCTGTTGCCTTTTATTGAAAGTCCAACAGTTGAAATAAAGAAATATAAACAAGAACAGGCGTCATTGGTTTCTACGGAAGTTGATGGGGCGGATGATGGGGGTAATGAAGTATGAATTTTGAAGAAGTAAAGGCTTTCTTAGAAAGCAAAGAAGGCAAAACGAAAGAAGTCACAGCCTATTTACAGGGGTTAGTTCCAGTAACCGTTGCAGTGGTGGAGAGTTTTGTTGATACACCGGAGGGTAAGTCTTGGCTAGACTCTGCCAAGGATAAACATTTACAAAAAGGATTAGAAACCTGGAAGGCTAATAACCTGGATAATTTACTGGATGCTGAAATTAAGAAACGTTTTCCAGAAAAGGATCCAAAAGATGTAGAGATGGAAAAGTTGAAAAATGAGATTGAAATTATGAAGTCTTCCAAGGAAAAAGAAGCATTAACGAATAAGGCCATGAAGCTTGCCAGCGAGAAGGGATTACCTCTTGATTTGGTGGGCTTTTTTATTGGGGCTGATGAGGATAGTACTAACAAAAATCTCAAGGCTTTGGAGGATACCTATAATTCTTCCGTTCAAAAAGGCCTGGAAGCGAGATTAAAAACCGACGGATATACTCCACCTGCAGGTGGCGAAGGTGGTAAGTCCTTTGAGGATTTATCCATGGATGAGTATATCAAACAAAGACAGAAAGGATAAGTGATTAATTATGGGAAATACATTTTTAACACCAGGGATTATTGCAAAAGAAGCAATGATGCAATTAAGAGCGAATACGGTTATGGCCGGATTAGTTCACAGAGATTATTCAAAGGAGTTTGTAGCCGGAGTGGGAGATACGGTATCTATTCGTAAGCCCGCCACCTTTGAAGCAAAAGAATTCAACCGTACAACCGGTATTGATATTCAGGATGCAACAGAAGGCAGTGATTCTATCAAGCTGGATAAGCTATTAGATGTTTCCTTTGAAGTAACTACGGAGCAGCTAACTATGGACATTGCTGATTTCTCCAGTCAGTTATTGCAACCGGCGATGCAGAGCTTTGCACAGAAGATTGATTTGTATTTACTGGGACTATATAAAGATGTGGCAGCAGTATCCGGAACAGCGGGAACCACACCGTCCAGTATTCTTACCATTACCGATGCAAGACAGGTACTCAATGAGAATAAGGTGCCTTTAAGTATGAGAAGACTGGTGATTGACCCAGCAGCAGAGAACGGGTTCTTACAAATTCCAACCTTCCATGAAGCCGATAAGATTGGGGATAATGGTACAGCTATTAGGGAAGCATCTCTTGGAAGAAAGTTTGGGTTTGATATCTTTACCGATCAGAATGTTCTTAAGCATGTACCAGGCACACTTGCAGTTGGCGGAGGTACAAATCCGAAAATCTACCCTAAGGCTGCCACGACAAAGGGTGCTGCTTCTATCACGCTTAGTGTAAGTGGCGGCTCAAGCCCAACACTGACCGGAACTTTGGCGGTCGGGGATGTATTAATGATCAAAGGAAATTCATACACCGTTATAGAAGCGGCAACCGCAGCTTCGAATGAAGTGGTAGTAAAAGTATCCCCTGCAGTTGTTGTAGATTTAGCAACGACCGATGTGGTAACACTGACCGCTTCGCATACTGCGAACCTAGCTTTCCATAAAAATGCCTTTGCCTTAGTTACCAGGCCACTTGCCTTACCAAAAGGTATTGCTGATGGACAGAAGGCTATTGTAAATTATGATGGTTTTGGTTTGCGTGTCATTTATGATTACAACAGCCAGTTCAAAAAGGATGTTATTTCGATTGACATGCTTTGTGGAACGAAGACACTCAATCCAGAGTTGGCATGCAGGGTACTCGGTTAGGCAGTTATTGGGATGCATCTTTGGGTGCATCCCTTTCTTAAGGAGGTAGGGATATGCTTGAAAGAATGAAGAAGCTATTAGAGCTAGAAAATGCAATCATACCAGATGACGATGTCTTAGAGTATTACATGGAAATGGCAAGGCAGATAGCATGCTCTTTCTGCAATACCGACAGCCTTTTGGAGTCGTATGACAATACCATAGTGGAACTTGCTTTGTATCTCTTTCTTAATAAACGGGAATTGAACGTAAAGAGCAAGACAGAAGGGGAACGAAGTGCCTCCTACCAAGTGGAAAATGGAATTCCAGATTATATTAAGACGGCTTTGCCACTTCCGAGAGTGAGAGTGATTTAATGTTTAACAATACAAGGATAAGCATATTAAACAGTAGATTTCAACATCAGTGCGATATGATGGTGGACATTCAGGGATATCAAGGCCTATTATCTCTTGATTATGGAGTGAACTTACCTGTTTCAAAGAGGAGCTATTGCAGCTGGAGTGCTATACTGAAAGGTAATATTTATTTTAGAATTGATCAAAGGCTATTCAAACCGATTCTGATTAAGGAATGGGATAGTTACCTGGAATTTAAGCTTTTCGAGCTTTGGAGGAATAATGTGGTAGAAAGAGTGGATGAATTATTCGATTTCTTCATATATGAATGGGGAGAGAATATCAAAATCAATGATGCCGGCGCTGTAGCGGTAATCGTCTCTCCAGATAATACGATTGGTGAGTATGATGATAAGCTGATTATGGTCAAATCGGAATGCAAGATAGGTGACATCATAACCTATCAGGAAAAGAAGCATCTAATCTTTTACCCAGTGGAGCATCATACAAATTCCTATGTTGGAAGAATACGAAGCTGCAATCATAGGATTGCGTTTAACTATACCGGAGATGTGGAATGGTTTGATGTTCTAATAGAGTCAAAGACCTTTGATATCGAAGAGGGCAAAGTCATATCCTTACCATCTGGCCAGATTATCGTATGGTTACAAGAAAATGTGGAGTCGATCAAAGTTGCCTTAAATCAAAGATTTTTAAATACGGGCCGAGCATGGCAGGTAACAGGAATTGATCGTACTAAACCTGGGCTTATGAAGTTGTTCTGTGAACTCACGCTATCCAATGCGGATGATGATTTTACTTTAGGAATTGCGGATTACAAAAAGTACCTACATTCGTATGAATTAAGTATTGCTAATACACAGCCGGTCGGAGTGGCACTGAGGCAGACCACACAGCTTATATTTGTGCTAAAAGATAATGGTACTCAGGTAACAACTTTACCAGAAATTACTTGCACGTCATCGTATACAGCTATAGCCACAGTGGACAATACTGGATTGATTACCGGTGTATCAAATGGGACTGCGGCGATAACTGCGTTACTCACGAAATATCCAGATGTCAAGGTAAATATTTCAGTGGCAGTAAGCGGAGTGATCGTTCCAAGTTATAGCATCATATTAGTAGCAAATCCAGCAGAAATTACGCTTGGTAGTTCCTTCGCAAAAGTAGTAACTGCCACATTGTATGAAAATGGAACGAAAATTACTGCACAACCAGTAACTTGGAGTATTACAAATGAGAATGGAACCGCAACCACAAAAGCAAATATTTCATCCTATACCGATACTACATGTAGCGTTAAAGCACCAGAAAATTATGATAATATCGATGAAGTTGTTGTAGTGACAGCTGCCTTAAAGTCAGATAGTAGTGTGAAGGGCAACATTAGTTTAAGGATTGTTATGTAAGGAGGCTTAGAAAATGGAGCATATTATAGAATGGATAAAGATTGTATTCACAGTCATCGGTGGCTACCTAGGATTATTCCTTGGCGGCTGGGATGGCTTTTTATATGCACTCTTAACCTTTGTGATTATTGATTATATTACAGGGGTTATGGTTGCGGTTATACAAAAGAAACTTTCAAGTCAAATTGGGTTTGTTGGCATCTGTAAAAAGGTGCTTATTTTTTTGTTGGTAGCAATAGGCTATATCATTGACAGCAAAATAATTGGACAAGGTGGAGTGATTCGAACAGCAATCATCTTCTTTTATATCTCAAATGAAGGAATCAGCGTAATTGAAAATGCCGGATTGATTGGCTTACCAATACCACAGAAACTAAAGGATGTATTGGAACAGATAAAGGATAAGGGTGATGGGGATGAAGATAATTAAAAACTTTCTTATGAAATCAGATTGCTATAAAGCAGGTAGGACTATTAAGATAAAGGGAATAATGCTTCATAGCGTAGGTTGCCCACAACCCAAAGCAAGCGCTTTTATTAACCTATGGAATAAGGTGGGCGGAGATGCTTGTGTCCATGCAATTATTGAGCCGAGCGGTAAGGTATATCAAACCCTTCCTTGGAATTATCGAGGATGGCATGGTGGTGGATCCAGTAATAATACTCATATCGGAGTAGAAATGACGGAACCAAGTACCATTAAATATTCCGGTGGATCCGCTTGGTTTGAATTAAAAGATGGGATGAATACGAAAAAACATGTACTGGCAACTTATGAGTGTGCTGTTGAACTCTTTGCCTATCTTTGTAAAGCATATTACCTTGATCCTTTGGCTGATGGAGTGATTATCTCTCACTCCGAAGGGTATAAAAGAGGTATTGCAACTAATCATGGTGATGTAGAACATATTTGGAAAACGTATGGCCTTACCATGACGCAGTTTCGGAAAGATATCAAAGAAGCAATGAAAACAGAAAAGTAAGTGAAAAATCTGCCGCAGGCTTAATCTCTGTGGTAGATTTTTTTTAGACAGGAGCAATTTGCGCAGACGGATTTTTAACACTTTGAAACAGCCAAAATGCTTGACTTTAGGCGGCTTTAGAGTGATTAATGTATTATGGAAAAGGAGGTAAAATCGATGCAAATTAAAGTTATGGAACCGAAGAAAAAAGCCGGCGGAGGAAAATTACGAGTTGGCGCATATGGCAGAGTATCTACAGATAGTAGGAAGCAGGAAGACAGTCTAGAAAATCAGATAGCATATTATGAGCGAACCATTCAGGCTAGACCAGATTATCAATTCGTTAAAGTCTATATGGATCAGGGCATTTCGGGAACGTCTGAAAATAGACCAGGCTTTCAAGAAATGTTAGAAGATGCAAGGAATAAGAAACTGGATTTAATTCTAATAAAATCAATATCAAGGTTTGCAAGAAATACCGTCACCGTACTTAAGTTTGCAAGGGAGCTTAAGGAATATGGGGTCGGTATTTTTTTTGAAGAACAAAATATCAATACCATTTCCGGTGAAGGAGAATTGATGCTAACGGTGCTGGCGAGCTTTGCACAAGAAGAAAGCCGCAGCATTAGTGAAAACAACAAGTGGAGTATCCAGAAGAAATTCCAACGAGGTGAGGTGATGATTACCACCGAGCGCTTTATGGGATATGACAAAGATGAGAACGGAAATCTTACTGTTAATAAGAAGGAAGCCGCAATTGTTCACAGAATATTTGATTTATATCTGGATGGCAAAGGCGCATTTTCAATAGCAAAGCTTTTAAATGAAGATGGAATACCGACCATTACCGGGGTCAAATGGCATGACTCAACTATAAAAGGAATGCTCGTTAATGAAAAGTACAAAGGTGACCTTTTGCTGCAAAAATATTATACCCCAGAAGATAAGAAAAATCGTACTGTAAGGAATGATGGTTATGTGGATAGCTACTATATAAAGAAAAACCATGAAGCTATTGTATCAGAAGCAGAATGGGATCGGGTGCAAGAGATAATGCAGCAGCATAGGGATGCTAAGGGAATGAAAGCCGGTGATACCAAAAAGTATCAAAATAGGTATCCTCTTAGCGGGTTGCTGATCTGCCCCTATTGTAAAAGAACATTAAGACGGTCACATGTATACGGCGGGAAAGTACAGTGGATTTGTAGCACCTATATTCAAAAAGGTAAGACGGCCTGCACCGGCATCAGGGTGGATGATACCGAAGTAGCTAGTAGAAATATATTAGAACCAACAATTGTAGAGGAGGATTATTATAATGGCGAAAAACATTACTTGTATACCAGCGCAAAGGATTACAAAGAAAGAGAATGGAAGGCAAGCATTAAAGAAACTGAGAGTAGCAGCATATTGCCGCGTGTCAACAGACCAAGACGAGCAGCTATTAAGCTATGAGAATCAAGTAAAATATTATACAGAGTATATAAAAAGTAGGGATGATTATGAATTCACAAATGTATATGCGGATGAAGGAATATCCGGTACCTCAACAAAAAAACGTGATAATTTCCTCCTAATGATAGCCGACTGTGATGCTGGTAAAATTGACTTTATCATCACAAAATCAATCTCCCGATTTGCAAGAAATACGAAAGATTGCCTTGAGTATTATCGACATTTAAAAGAGCAGGGGATTGGCATTTACTTCGAAAAGGAAAATATTAACACGTTGGAATCGCAGGGAGAAGTTCTTCTCACCATACTTAGCTCGCTGGCCCAGGAAGAAAGTAGGACCATATCGGAAAACTGCAAGTGGGGTATTCAAAGAAGGATGGAGCAGGGGTATGTGAGAGCCAATACAAAAAAGTTCACCGGATATGACAGGGATGAGAATGGCAATCTCATAATTAATGAGGAGCAGGCTAAGATCGTGAAAAGAATTTATCAAGAGTACCTGGATGGAAGAACAGTTGATTACATTGCCCGGGGCTTAGAAAACGATGGTGTGGAAAACTGGGAAGGCAAGGTGAACTGGCTTCCGGGTACGATTGATAAAATTCTTATGAATGAAAAGTATAAAGGCGATGCGTTGCTTCAAAAAACTTATACGGTGGATTACCTCAGTAAGAAGCGTATCAGAAATGAAGGACAAATAAAGCAGTATTATGTGGAAGGCAGCCATGAGGCCATTATTGATGAAGATACATGGGAATGCGTTCTGCTTGAACGAGCCAGAAGAAAAGAATATATGAAGCAACATGGACTCAGCTGCTTCTCTCATAAACCAGATGAGAATCCGTTTGCAGGTAAAGTTATATGTGCTAGCTGCGGGCAGGCTTATGGGAGAAAGAGTTGGAACGGTAAAATAGTAAATCGTAAGGTCTGGCAATGCGGGCTTAGATATCGAAGAAAAGGTGTGATTGGCTGTGATAACCGGCATGTTGACGATGAAGTGCTCCCGGTTCGATTTATGGAAAGCTATAATCTGCTCATAGATAATAAGCAGCAGCTTATAGAAAAGTGGAAGAAGCTTATAAACGGTGACGACTTGCTTAAGAAGTATAAAGCAAAGGAGTTTATTGGGATTATTTCAAAAGAAGGTGAAATGCAAGAATTCAATCCGGATATTATGCTCAAGATGCTGGATCACATATTGGTTCATAAGTCAGGTAAAATTGAAGTTATATTTTATGACGGGACGGTAATTGAATGGGAGAAGGAATAAACAAATCAGGCCTGCTATATTTTATTAATGAGATTCCATATTTTAGTGTGAAAAAAGATAATAATGTAGTATAATTTGTAAAAAAGTATTTATCGGTCGATGATATGTTAAAATAGAACATTGAAAGGTGTGGTATGAATATGAATTTATATTACGTATGCCAGAATAAGACTCATACGCAGGAAAGTACTGGCCAGTATTTATGGTCTCCGCAAAAATCTAAGAATGGCAGTAATAATAAAGGTTATACAAATATGGCTATGGTTAAAAAAGGTGACATTATATTTCATGGGGCGAAGCAGACCACTTATGCGATCAGCATAGCAACGACGGATTGCTATTCGGCAAAACAGCCGCCAGAAGTGAAGGCAGCTTCTAAGGATCCTATATGGGGAGATGAAGGATATCGCGTTGACTCTGATTATACGATGTTAACTTCTCCGATAGATATGCGATTCCTTTTCGGATGGTTCAAAGCACATAATAATTGTAATAGTGCCTTCACAGTGGATGGAGAGTGTAAGCAAATCTATCTTAATCAATTAGTAGATGATCATGCAAAATTTATTATAATGAAAGCCCTTGAATTACATCAGGATAACGAAGTAAGGCGCATTCTTAAATCTTTACTGGATGATATACTGGAAGAGGAGTATGCTGAATACAACGATGGTGAACTGGATGAAATCAATGACATTATTGATAGTAAGCCTACTAATGCAGAGAAGCCAACTTGGAAAGGTGAACCGGGAACTCAAGCTTTTACAAATTCACCAGGGACCGGAAATCCAAAGCCAAAAAGAAATCCCCAAAAAGCGGCTGATGCATTGACAATTGCAGATAACCTTTGTGAATATGATAAATCTGATAGAACCTTTTTGCGAAAGAGTGGAGTTCGATATACTGAACCACATCACTTGATACCAATAAGCAAATATATCGATTTCGAGTACGCCGCCGGAAAATACAGAGATTTAGACGTGGAAGAAAACATAGTATCCTTGTGCAGCCATTGCCACAATTTATTACATTACGGTAGGCCTGCTGATAAAGAACCTATCTTGAAGAAGCTTTTTGCTGATAGGAAAGCAGCTCTGTTGGCAGCAGGACTTGATCTGGTGACCTTTGAGGATTTGATGAAATATTATAAATAATATATGGAAGATATTCTTTGAATTTGTGGAACATAGACGAGTTTCAAAGGAAACTTTGTAACCCGTATTCACTAGATAAAGATATTACGTAGTGAAGGAGGCAAACAAGATGTCAAACATTGAAATATTTAAAGAGGTAAATCCAACACTTGAATCCTACTGGCGCTCAATTATTTTATTTGGTAGGAATGTTGCTTCTTATAAATTTGCTCTTGCTAAATCCTTACTCGAAATAGCACCAACAGGGCAGACAGAGATTACCTTAGAAGAACTTGCTAAACCGTTTTTAACAAACTTATGTGAACATATAAAAAATGCACCGAAGCAGGCTACTAGCAGCACTAGCCAATTTCTTGAAGCGTGTAAGGGATTTAACGAGCATGCAGTTTCATATGAGCAGTTGATTGATGTTACGGTGAAGAAAGGATTTAATAACGTTATAGATGCATTTCATGTAGTAAATGAT